AACAGATGGTAGTACAACTACAATTTCATCTGAACTTATTAGTATGTTGTCAACATATTACGATAGTTTGTCACACGATACCACTAGTGGTTGTGCTACAGGAGGAACACCTTGTTTCTTACCTATGACTGGAGGAACAAGTGTGGAAAAATCTTTTGGTTGTAATTACGACGGTGACGTAACCTCTGGAAATACATTATATGAAGGTACGTTCTTAGAAAACGCAACTGACCCAACAAGTTCTGGTTACACATATCAGTCTAAATTTAGTGGTGTTACAGCAACTTCAGTATTGGGTAGTTCTTGTAATCCAAAACCTAGTATATTCTGTAATGATATTAACGACCCTTGGTTATACAGTTTCTTCGATATTATACCTGGAACTGACGAATATACTGGATTCTCAATGAGTTTTGGTATAAACACTGAAGATGTGTTTGATATTAGTACTTCTGCTGATACAGGATTATATTCAGGAGCTTCAGCTTTAAGATTCTCATACACTTTATATACAGGTCAAACTTTCTGTAATTATAATGGTTTAGTTGTAGCAACTCTACGTTCTAGAGGTGTTAGTACACAATCTTCTGGTGGACCAGTTTACCAAGTAACGGGAGGTACAGATGTGTCTATGATTTGTACAGGTGACACATATTCACAAGTAAATACTGACCCATTTGCTACATTTGCTATAGATGTTACAGATGTTGATGGTGATAATTTTAGATTTGAAACTTCTATGTCACAAACATCTAAAGACTTCGTAAAACGAGTATTCGGTGTAGCTCCGTTTGATAAGGATATGGAACAAGTCCCAATCTTTGTGGAGGAAGCTTACCCTAACATGTTGTCATACGCATACAAAAAAGGTTATATTAAAGGATTAAACTGTTCTTTATTAGATTTACCTTCTTTCAGAGATGGAAATCCCGGTTCTGGTACCATTGGTTTCTACCAAGAACAATGGCAAACACCAGTAACACCATATGTTGTATCAGAACTTAGAGGTACTAAAGTTTATAAACTATTTAGATTTATTTCAATATGTGATGGAAATGCTGCTAACACTCAAGTTAAGATTTCAATTGTGAACATTTCATTTGAAAGAAATGAATTTGATATATTAGTTAGAAGTTTCTACGATACAGATGCTTCACCAGTAGTATTAGAAAGATATACTAGATGTAGTATGAACCCTAACTTAAATTCATTTGTTGGTGTTAAAATAGGTACAGCTAATGGTGAGTATGAACTTAAGAGTAGATATATTATGGTTGACATTGACCCAGAACAAGAAACAGACGTAAATAGATATGATGCTGTTCCTTGTGGTTTCGAAGGTTATGTAACTAGAAATTATTTAGGAGAACAAAGTCCTACATTATATTATAAAACAAAATATAATAAACCTGGAGACATAATCTGGAATCCTCCTTTTGCTTCAAGTGCATCAGCTGACAACACAACAATAAGTGCGGGTGATAAAATTAGAAGAGTATACTTAGGTATTTCAGACACAGCGGCTTCAGCTTATGATGACGATTTCTTCCAATATAAAGGAAAACAAGCACCAACTAGAAAGTGCGATGACCCAGATGGTGAAGATTGGAATTGTTTAACTCAAGGATTCCATATGGATAGTGGAGCTACTTGTGTAGGTACTCAAGGTGAACTTTGTGTAACAACACAATGTAAGAATTGTGGTACAGGAACAACAACTGAAGACCAATTTGCTGTTGGAGCTGCAACGTTTAGAGCAGAACCAACTGACTCACAAGACCCATATTACTTGTTACAGTCTAGAAAATTCACTTTAGCTCCTTATGGTGGTTTTGATGGTTGGGACATATATAGAAAATCAAGAAGTAATGGTGATAACTATGTTAGAGGTAAGTCAGGTTTCTTAAATGGAGCTTGTTCAACTACAACATTCCCTAACGCTAGTGGTGATGGTTCATTTAAATTGTTATCTAGTACTCCTTGGGGTGAATCTGGATTCTTCGCAACTACTGACTATTACGCTTATTACTTCGGTATTAGAACTTTTAGAAACCCAGAAGCTGTAAACATAAATGTTTTCGCTACACCAGGTATTGATTATGTTAATAATAGTAACTTAGTTGAAGAGACTATAGACATGATTGAAACTGAAAGAGCTGATTCATTATATGTAACAACTACACCAGATTACAATTTATTTGTACCTGGAGCTACAATAGCTTCAAATATTATTCAACCTACTGAAGCGGTAGATAACTTAGATTTGACAGGAATTGATTCTAACTACACCGCTACTTACTACCCATGGGTACAGTACAATGACCAAGAAAACAACACTAGAGTATGGTTACCACCTACTTATGATGTAATGAGAAACATCGCTTTAACAGATAATATCTCATTCCCTTGGTTCGCATCAGCTGGTTACACTAGAGGTATTGTAAACGCGGTTAAAGCTAGAAAGAAACTTACTCTTGATGAAAGAGATACGTTATACGCTGGTAGAATTAACCCAATCGCAACTTACTCAGATGTTGGTACAATTATATGGGGTAATAAAACTCTACAAACTAGACAATCAGCTCTTGATAGAATTAATGTTAGAAGATTGTTGTTACAAGCTAGAAAATTAATTTCAGCTGTAGCAGTAAAATTACTTTTCGAACAAAATGACGAACAAGTTAGAAATGAGTTCTTAGATTTAGTAAATCCAATCTTAGATTCTATTAGAAGAGAAAGAGGATTAACAGACTTTAGAGTTGTTCTTTCTGATGACCCACAATTAATTGACCAAAATACTTTGGAAGGTAAGATTTACATAAAACCAACTAGGTCTCTAGAATTTATAGATATTGAGTTCTTGATTACACCTACTGGAGCTTCTTTTGAGAACATATAATAAAAAATATATAAAAAATAAGAAATGAAACTTAATTATAAAAAACAAAAATTAGTAGAAAGTTTAGGGTTTAACGTTAATTTTAAAACAACTTATGGTGATAAACCACAAAATGTTAAAATAACACCATCACAATTTAAAAGGTTAATGGAATCTTATTTGGTGTATGAAGAAGAAATGCATAAAGAAGAAGAAGATATGGAGTTAGCTGAATTTGCAAATTCTTTTTCTAATGATACTGAGATGTTAGATGAAATGAACTTTGGTGACGGAGATTTAGAAGATTTAGAACCATACTTTGAATATCAAGATGATTTTGATACAGAAAATTTCAATAATTCTGAAGATTTAGATGAAGGTGGTATGGGTTACGACAATTATATGAGAGATAAATATGATGGTAGAGATTCTGAAGTTATTGGTGTTTATTCTGATATTGATAACCAAAGATACGGTGGAAAAAGAATGCCGGGTGAAGGTTTTTATAGTGATGGAAATGGATTTATTTCAGAAATAAAAAATATGTCTAAAGCTCAAAAAGATTTTATATTAAGAGAAACAAAAAAAGAGTTAAATAAACGTTTAAGAAAGTAATTTTAAAAACTATGATTAAATTTTTTGAAAAAATAGGAATTATTGGAACGTTTTTATTTACTATTTTAGTTACCATAGTACCACCATTAATCGTAGGTTTTTTGGTGGATGGAGTTAATGAAACTGTTCAAAACGTAGCTCAGGTATTATTTTACGTAATGCTTAGTCTATTAACTTTAGGATGGATATTGGCTATAATTGGCACATCAAAATATCCAAAATCAAATAATGAACCAATCAGAAATGCTATAAGAAAGTTGTTTTTTATATTAGGTTGGAGAAATGATTAATATTATCTTATATTTTGTATTATCTGTGGCTTTAGGAATCACTAAAGCCATAGTTGATACTTTATCTTTTAGAAAGGGAACAAATATCTTCCCAAGTTCATGGCAAATAGATAACAGTTGGAGAAATAAGTGGAAAAACGGTGACCCTAAACAAGGAGAAAAGTTTTGGGGTAGTAGTCGTTGGTTTGTACCATTTACTGACGCCTTTCATTTTACAGGTATGATTAACCACATAATAATATTTTTAATGATTGGCATTTTTCATTTTATTCAAGTTGAAAGTATTTGGTCAATACTATTTTTGTATTTAGTAGGTGGTTATGTGTTGTCAAGAACGGTGTTTCATGTTTTTTATACTTATATTTTCATAAAAAATAATGTGGATTAGTATTATATACTCAATTAACATCAAATCTTTAATTTAAGATAGTAAGACATATTTATATGATATAAAAGTATTTAAAATGAAGAATTTAATAAGACAAATTTTAAAAGAGTATACTAATCAACAATTAAATGAGTTGGCTAAAACTAATAGATTAATTCTTTTAGATGTTGATGATACATTACTTAAACCAACTGGAGTATACATTTATAGAAACCTACCTTCAGACCCACAAGAAGTAGCTCTGACACCTTATGAATATGGGTTAGAGTCAGTAACACCAGAAACAAAAAAATATTACGATTATAGGGATTTTATTGACCCAAGAAAAACACAAATGTCGATAGAAAAAGCAGAACCAATTGTTGCTAACTTATCTGTTATGGATGATTATTTAAAAATGGGTCATCAAATAGGTATATTAACAGCTAGAGCAAATGAAGATATTGTTTATAACGGACTTAAAAATTTCTTAACATATAGAGACAGTAAAGGTAATTTAGTTCCAATAGGAGATAGATTATCTAGAGAGAATGTGTATGCAATTAATGACACAAATAGAGCTAAGACATTAGAGTCAGAAACTGATTATGGTAAAAAAGCTGAAGTGGTTGAAAAACTGTTAAACAGATACGATGAGATAGTATTCATTGATGATGATATGAAGAATATTAAACAAATGAAATTATTGAAAAGAGATTTGCCAGAATATTTAGCTAATAAATTATTTGTAATGTACGCTAAAGAATAATAGCTTTTAATGTATTTATATATAAAAGGCTTATGCTGTAAGCATATAAATTTAAAAAAATAAAGTAAAGGGTTAATTTAGACAATTTTTAAAATCCTATATATTTATTAGTAAATAAGAAAAACAAAAAAGAAAAAATAACATGGCTGATTTATTAATGAAAATGCCCATACCGTATGAACCTAAAAAGAAAAATAGGTTTATTTTAAGATTTCCATCATCTTTGGGAATTAATGAATGGTATGTGGAGAGTACTTCTAGACCTGCTGTTAATATTAATGCAGTAGAAATTCCTTTCCTAAACACATCTACTTATGTTGCAGGTAGATTTACTTGGAACACCATTAGTGTTACGTTTAGAGACCCTATTGGTCCTTCAGCAGCACAAGCTTTAATGGAGTGGGTAAGACTTCACGCTGAGTCCGTTACTGGTAGAATGGGGTATGCTGCGGGATATAAGAAAGATATTGATTTAGAAATGTTAGACCCTACAGGTGTTGTAGTTGAAAAATGGATATTACAAGGAACATTTTTACAAGATGTAAATTTTGATAGTTTAGGTTATAGTGATGATGCTATCGCTACTATTTCAGCAACTCTAAGACCAGACAGATGTATTTTGGTTTACTAAAATTAAAAATAAAATAATATTTAAGAATCCACACAAAAGTGTGGATTTTTTTTTATAACTATGTACTTAGAAAATTATTTATCTATTATTTATACGTTATAAACTAATAAATAAGATTATTTTAAATTTAATATGGACCCAAGAGAATACGCAGACCCATCTTATTCTAATATACCATACGATGTAGTACAATTACCATCTAAAGGTATGTTTTATAGAAACAAGTTGGATTCGGTTAAAGTAACATACTTAACAGCATCTGATGAAAATTTACTAAGTTCACCTAACATAATTGAAAGTGGAAATATTATTGATGAACTTCTTAGAAGAAAAATTCTAGGTAGTGATGTTAATATTTCTGAAATGTTAGAGTGTGATAAACAAGCTATTTTAATATTTTTAAGAAACACAGCTTTTGGTTCCACCTATGAATTCACATTAACAGACCCAAAAACAAAACAAAAATTTACACACAGTCATGACTTAAGTAATGTTAGTATGAAAGAGTTTAATTTAGTGGCTGATGAAAAAGGTGAATTTACATACACATTACCAATTACAAAAAAAGTAATTAAATTTAAATTCTTAAGTTCAACACAAGAAACTGAATTAGCTAATATTGATTCACAATATGAAGGAAGAATATCACCAAAAGTAACAAGAAGGTTAGAGTATTTAATCCAAGAAATAGAAGGTGAACGAGATAAAGGTAATTTAGCACAAATGATTCAGTCAATGCCAATAAAAGATTCCCAAGAGTTTAGAAATTATGTTAAAGATAATGAACCTGGGTTGGATTTAAAAGTAACAGTTAGGGCACCATCGGGAGAAGAGGTTACAACTTCGGTTGTTCTTGGTGCCCATTTTTTTCGTCCTTTCTTCGGAGTATAGGCAAGGTGTGCTTGATGAAATCTATTATTTAGTAAAATTTGCAAATTTCAATCATAAAGACTTAATGTTAATGCCAGTATATGAACGTAGGTATTACCTTAATAAACTTATAGAAGAGTTTGAAAAGAAAAAAGAAGCGGTTGAAAAACAAAAAAATAGTTCCCGTAGACTTTAAAAATCATTAATAATCTATTTATATAGAAAAAGAACATGGCTAGATTTAATGCTTCACCAATCAACACTAATTGGCAAAATTTAACTGTTAATCAAAGAGAGGAACTAGAAAAGGTAAATATTGACCAAAAAGTATGGGATAGTTGGAATAGTGCAGCTAAATCCACAACTAGTAGTGCTGCTAATTCAACAACAGATTTTAACAAAGGTCAAAGTGAATTAACTGGTACAATATCTAAAAATTTATCGTTATGGACAGACCTTGCAGATTCGATTAGGGGAGCTGAAGGAGCACAATCAACACTTACTTCACTTACTAACATAGCTGTCGCTTCTTTAGAAAAAGAACAAACTATAAGAAAATCAATAGTTCAAGATTTAGGTCAAGTAGGTCAACTACAACAAATGCAAAATGAAACCATAATGCAAGCTTCGATAGAAGCTCAAAGATATGGTGTTTCATTAGATAATGTTTTACGAACAACGCATGCATTATCACAAGAAATGGGTAGAAACGTACTAATGTCTGATGAAGACATATCTAGATTAAGTATATTTACAGAAGCTATCGGATTGACAACTAATCAAACAGCTAGAATGGTTACACATTTTGACCAAATGGGTCTTTCAGTTGGTGAAGCTATAGACAAAGGTAATGAAATGGCTAATGTAGCTAGACAAATGGGTCTAAATGTTGGTGAATTCATGGATACCATAAGTCAAAATATGAGTATGATGAATACCTATAATTTTTCTGATGGTGTTAGAGGATTTGCAAAAATGGCTGCACAAGCACAAAAATTAGGTATTAGTATGGCGACAACAGCCACTTTAGCTGAAAAAGTAATGGACCCAGAAGGTGCTATAGAATTGGCTGCTAACTTACAAGTAATTGGTGGAGCTGTTGGAGACTTAGCCGACCCATTTAAATTAATGTACATGGCTACAAATGATTTAGGGGCATTACAAGACTCATTAGTACAAGCAGGTCAAGAACTAGCGGTATTTAATGAAGAGACTGGAGAAATATCTTTCCCACCTACAGCTCAAAGACAACTACGTGCTATGGCAGACGCACTAAATATGAATGAAGAGGAGTTGGCGTCAATGATTAAACTACAAACTAAATTCCAAGCAATACAAAATCAGTTCTCATTTGATTTAGAAGGT